CGCGGCACGGGCAACGCGGCCAACATCCCCCTTGGATGGATGCGCGGCAAGCTGGCGATCATCGTGGCGGACAACGATGCGCCGGGGCAGGACGGCTACTGCGCGGGCATGAAGGCCGCCTGGACGCTGCACGAGCGCCTGACCGGCCTGGACGTGGCCTGCCTCTTCGTGGATATGACCGACTGGGGCGAGCCCGAGGAGATCAACGACGTCAACGACCTGCTGAAGGCCGAGGGTCCCGAGGCGCTGAAGCGGGCGCTGTGGAAGCTGGAGCCGTGGCTGATCGCCGGCATGGCGGGCGACGGCGGCCGCGAGGATCTGTTCAGCCGCAAGCAGCAGGGCCGGCGCCGGGTGTATCTGCCGTTTCACCACGATGCGATGTACTGGCGGTTTCGGGTGCGCCCCGATTTCACCAGCTATGTGAGCGAGATCAAGCAGGACGCCGAGGACCCGACCGGCGCGCCGAAGATGGACGTGAAGGAGCTGGCGGGCTTTCGCGTGGCGGCGATCAGCCGGGTGCAGATCCAGAGCGCCACGGCCACGATGAACGGCGACGAGGAGACGATGCCCTCGACCCGCTTCAGCGTGAGCGTGCAGACCACCCGCCACGGCCCCAACCTGCTGCGGAAGACGGTCGTCGACGAGAAGCTGCACAACATCGACCTGTGGAAGCGCTTCGGCCCGGTGTGGGACCAGAGCAAGTTCCTGCGCATGGTCAACATCCTGGAGAACGCCGCCCACATCGGCGCGCGCAAGGCGGCGAACTTCGTGGGGCTGTGCTGGAAGGAGGGGCGGCTGCAGGTGAATGAGGGCCCGGACTGCTACTTCCAGGAGCCCGAGAAGCAGTGCCCCTACCACAACCTTACGTTCCCCACCGGCACGCCCGACCAGGGCCGCAAGGTGATCGAGGCCTTCCAGAAGACCTTCGGCGCCAACGCGGCCGCGCAGCTGCTGGTGTGGGCGCTGGGCGGGCACCTGAAGACCATCATCGGCTTCTGGCCGCACATGGTGCTGCAGGCGGACAAGGGCGCGGGCAAGTCGACGCTGATCAAGCGCCTCGAGCGCGCGATCGCCTTCACGATGCTGTCGGGCCAGTCGACGCAGAGTGACTTTCGCCTGCTGACGTCGGTGAGCCACACGGCGCACCCGGTGGGCTGGGAGGAGATCAGCGCGCGCAAGCAGCAGGTGATCGACGCGGCCGTGGCGCTGCTGCAGGAGAGCTACCAGTACACGGTGACCCGCCGCGGCAGCGACATGGTCGAGTACCTGTTGAGCGCCCCGGTGCTTCTGGCCGGCGAGGACGTACCGGTGGTGAGCCTCACCGGCAAGATCGTGCGCGCCAGCCTGCGCATCAAGGGCGAGCTCATCCCCGACGATCTGCCGCGCTTCCCGGTGCGTGCATGGCTGGAGTGGCTGGCCGCGGCCGACGTGCGCCACGTGCGCCGCATGTACGAGAACACCTGCGAGCGCCTGATGCGCGGCAGCCGCGCCAGCGGCGCCGACAACGGCGCGGTGCGCATGGTGGGCAACTACGCCGCGATCGCGCTGGCCTGGGGGCTGCTGACCGAGTTCTGCGGGATGAACTGGCAGCACGGCGACTTCCTGGGCGATCTGCAGCGCGAGATGAACGAGCACATCAGCCAGACCAGCGCCGACCGCCACCCGTGGGTGTGGATCATGGAGCGCTTTGCCGGCGAGCTGGCCGCCGGCCGCTACCAGGGCCCGTACTGCTTCGACACCGTGACCAACGAGCACGGCGCCGAAGAGGCGGTGATCTGCCTGCGCACCAGCGACGTGATGCACCACATGCAGACCACCAGCGCCCTGCGCGACTTCTGGAACAGCCTGCCCGTGAAGAGCGACCGGGTCTTCAAGAAGCAGATGGAACACGCCGGCGTGATCGTCGGCGAGGTGGAGCGGACGATCGGCAACACGATGGTCCGCAGGCGGTATTCACGGCTGGCGGCCGTGAGCCTGGCGAAGCTGGAAGGCTTCGGGGTGTATGTGCATCGACAGGTTGAGAGCGAGATCTGAGGAGAGAGGTGCGATGAACGAACGAACTTCTGCACTGAGCACGCAAGAGGGTGGAGACCACTACAAGAGGCTCGGTCACTACCAGCCATTCGAAGTGCTCCACAAGTGGCTGACGCCCGAAGAGCTGAAGGGCTTTGCGAAGGGCACGGCGGTTGCCTATCTGGCGAGGGAGGCAGACAAGGGCGGGCGGCTGGACATCAAGAAAGCTGCGCACACGCTCTTGATCTACCTGGAGCTGACCGAGCCAACTGCAGAGCAAGGTCCGGCGACTGAGACGAAACAAGAGGTTGGAGGTGTGGGGAAATGAAGATCGCCGACTACATCATGGGCTCCGCGGCCACTGCGCGACGGCTGCAGATTGAAAGTGGGATGCCGAAGCTGCGCGACGGCTACTCGCGGACGCAGGAACTGATCGATCACATCGCCGGCGAAGGGCCCATTCGCACGGCTGAGCTGTGCAGCGCGCTCGACCTGACCTCGAAGCAGGTGTGGGGCATGCTGAAACACCCCCTTCTGACAGGGAAGGTCGTCCACGAGAGGGGAGTGTGGAGCAGCTCGGTTGGCAAGATCGACGCGTGGCAGGCGCGGCTCGCTGCAGCAGAGGCGGCAGCAGCAGAAGCGGAGGCGGCGGCATTGCTCTCCGCTCGCGGCTGGACGTGCTTGCCGCCGGAGGGTGCGCGATGACGTACCACGTGACCAAGGCCGAGGCCGTTCGTGCCGCGGAGGACGCTGCGGTGCTGCTGCCGGGCGAGGGGCGCGCCTTGGCCCCCTGCGCGCCCGCTGTGCGCCTTTCCATGGCCCCGGATGGGTTCTGGTACGTCGACCTGCGCCGCACGCCCACCGGTGCGTTCCGAAGCGATTCGCGCCACGCGAGCCTGGACGATGCCATCGACCGGGTGCGCGAAGTGGCGGAGGGGAAACATCATGCGTGAGAGACCCATCCTGTTTTCGGCGCCGATGGTGCGCGCGATCCTGGAAGGCACGAAGACGCAGACGCGGCGGGGGGTCAAGCCGCAGCATATCAAGCACTGGGGGCCGTCTATGGATGCTGCAATCGAGCGCTTGCCATCGTTGGCCGCTGCGTTCTGCCCCTACGGCCAGCCCGGCGACCGGCTGTGGGTTAAGGAGACGTTCTTCGACACGGCGCCATTCCGTGACGCACCGTTATTTGAGAGCCGCGCGACGCCGATCGCGTACCGGGCAGACAACGAGTTCATCGGCTGCCACAAATGGCGCCCGTCTATCCACATGCCGCGCCGAGCCAGCCGTATCACGCTCGAGATCAACGCCGTCCGCGTCGAGCGGCTGCGTGAAATCAACGCGGCGGACGCGAAATCAGAGGGCATTGAAGGCCAGTTCGAAGGCGGCCCATGGAGAAACTATCAGCGCGATGGGCATTGGTTTCCAGAGGGGAAGGACACCGCGCCGGTTCTGAGCTACCGCACGCTATGGGAGAAGATCAACGGCCCCGGATCGTGGGACGCAAACCCCTGGGTGTGGGTCATCGAGTTCAAGCGCGTGGAGGACTCGAAATGAAGATGGCAAAAGCGACCGCGAGCGATATCGACGTCGCCATGGATATCGCCAACATCGTCGGCGCGCTGGAGAACCGATATCGACCCGCGCTGGTCTTCGGCGACGACGACGAAGAGTTGTTCCTGGACATGGATTCGGCCGCGGACCTGCGCGCGGTAGTCGAGAAGGTGCGCGAACTCGCGCTCCGCGGCTCCCTCTTCCGGGTGGTCTGGGGGATGGCGGTTCTGCTGGACCCCAGCAACGAGGTTGTCGACCCCGACGCAGATCACCTCGAGATCCACCCGAAGATCAGCGCCATGGAGGCCGACGCGGCCCGCTACCGGCTACTTCGGGCGCATCGGCCGGGTCTGCTGCTCGACATGCTGGAAGACCCGCCCACGCCGAACAGCAAGTGGGCGGCGGAGCTCGACAAGGCGTGTGACGAGCGCCTGGCTGCCCTTCCCAGCACATCCACCCCCTCGCCGGCCAGCGGCCGGCCTGGATAAGGTCTCGACCGCGGGGCGCTCGCGTTCTGCGGGCGTTCCCCGCACCCCTCACGAGTATTAACGGCCGGCCAACACCGGCAAGGAAGGAGGGGGCGGCCGGGCATGACTCTGCCGCCCCTCGACTGATGGATGCACCTGTTTCTGCCTCGCCTTCGGGCGGGGTTTTTTTGGGCTCCGGGCCTGTTTGGCGAAAAGGTTGGCGGGTAATCCCCGCCGCACTGATGGATGCACCGCATGGCCGCATGTAAGTCTTTGATTTTTGAGAGGGTGCCGCCCATCAGTCCGGCTTCGTTTTCCACCAGTTGCGCCGCCGCTTCCATCAGTTGTGGATAACTCTACATCAACGGCATTTCCGCCATTCTTGCCCCATATCTCTCTCTTTCTCTTTATTTACAAGGAAGAGAGAGAGAAAGAGGGGTCCATCAGTTCTGCGCGAAATCCATCAGTTGCGAATTGCATAGAAAAACCATTCCATCAAAACGGGTATTTGATACGCGCTGTTTGGTGGATTGAGTTTTTAGTTAAATCAATGACTTGCGGTGTAAATTGGTCGGCGTCCATCATCCACCAGAGAATTGCCCCTACCGACCCGGGGAAACGGAACACAAGCGCATGACATCGAGCCTTCAACAGCACATCGCCGAGTTCATCGAGTGGAAGCAGATCAACCGCGGCCGCAGCCCGAGAACGGCCCAGGTGTATGGCCTCGCGCTGTCGCGCCTTGGCCAGTTCCTGGGCGAGCAGGATCACCTCTCGGCCACGCACGACCAGCTGGTGATCTTCACCGGCAAGTGGCTGTACGACCGGGGTCTGCGAGATCCGCTCAGCCGCAAGACGCACGTGTCGGCCGTGCGCGAGTTCTACAAGTGGCTGGCCAGCCGCGGGCTGGTGCGCGGCAATCCGGCCGAGCACGTGGCTCATGCGCGCATCGGCCGGCGCCTGCCGCGGGTGATGACCCTCACGCACGCCGAGCAGCTGATGTGGGCGCCCGACTACAGCACATTCGAGGGGGTGCGCGACGCGGCCATGATCGCGCTGCTGATGGGCTGTGGCCTGCGCGTGTCGGGCCTGGTGGGGCTCAACGAGTCGAACGTGCAGCCGGCCGTGGTCGATGGCGAGCAGCGCCTGACCCTGCGCACGGTGGAGAAGGGCGGCAAGGAACGCCAGGTGCCGATCCCCACCCAGGCGGATCTGCTGCTGCGCTTGTACATGCAGCACCCGGGCCTGGCCGATATCGACCGCACGCTGCCCAGTGGCGACAAGGTGCTGTTCGTGAGCACCCGCAACACCAGCGTGCCGGCGCATGAGTACATCGGCGAGGCTCGCCGCCTGCGCCGCAAGGGCGTGCTGCGCATGATCCAGACCTACGGCCGCCGCATCGGCCTGCCACCCGAGGTGTCGCACCCGCACGCCCTGCGGCACATGTTCGGCACCGAGCTCGCCGAGGATGACGTGCCCACCGTCACGGCCGCGAACCTGATGGGCCACTCCGACCCGAAGAACACCGCCATCTACCAGCACCTGGCCATGCGCAAACTCACGCGCACGCTCGACAAGGCCAACCCGCTGGCGAAGATGAAGACCCCGGTGTCCGACCTGCTCAACGCCATCAACAAGAGGTAAGCCATGCCTTCATCGATAGCCATGCCAGACCAACTTCGTCGCATCTGCGGGGCGCAACGCGCAGTCGGCGACCGCCGCGACGGGAGAACCCTGGGCGCTGCCGGGCGGTCGTGCGGCTCCCCAATATGTAAGCAATACCGGGCTAAGCGTGAAACGTGGTTGCGGGACGCTAGTTCGTCGTCTGTCGAATTGCGAACTTCATGCACGGCCGGCACTGGGCTTTCGAGGGGCTGCGATGCGTGAAAAGCGAACTACAGCGCGCGAAGTTGCACAAGGTGACCTGTTCGGCCCTGCGGTCGACGCCGGGGTGGGGGCTCGGCAGGCGCCTGGGCCCTCGCCCGGGGCGGGGGGTGAGTACCTGGATATGTGCGGCACTCAGAACTTTTGCCCTCCGTCTGATCCTCGATTTGAAGACCTGCGGCGTATCGGTCTGCCACGGGCCTGGCTGATGGTTGCGGAGACGGTCGGGTTTGATGCGTGGCTGGAGGTGTGGCGGCGCTTATCGGCAGACGAGAGCCTGCTGCACGACGGCGGGCAGCGGATGCCGAAGCTGCGCCGGTATGACGCGTATCTGCGCTTCCAGCGGAACCGGTACATCGAGGCCCTGGCGGACCGGGGGATGGGTGTTGCGCAGGTGGCGCGCGCGGTCGCACGCAATCTGCGTGAGCCGCTGGACGAAAAACACGTGGCGAAGATCATGCGGCGCCGATAGGGTGGCTGCAGCAGGCGACAGGGGAGAGGGTATGGGCGGATTGGCAAAGGGCGAGCGCGAGCGCCGCGCGGTGGTCTATGTGCGGGTGAGCAGCGTCCGGCAGGCGGAAGACGGCCTGCCGATCGAAAGCCAGCTCGAGCAATGCCAGGCCAAGGCCGGCGCGCTGGGGGCGCGAGTGGTAAAGGTGTTTCGGGACGAAGGCATCTCTGGGCGAACGACGCGCCGGCCGGCCTTCCTCGAGGCGATGGAGTATTGCGAGCAGCACCGGGTGGATTTCTTCGTCTGCTGGAGCACGAGCCGATTCGCGCGGAACCGGCTTGACGCGGCGCTGCACAAGCGGACGCTGCAGCGGCTGGGCACGCGGCTGGTGTATGTGTCGCAGGACTTCGGCGATACCGACGATGCCTGGCTCACCGAGGCGATCATCGAGGTGATCGACGAGCAGTATTCGCGCACGATCGCGAAGGACACGCGGCGGAGCATGGCGAAGAACGCCGCGGACGGCTTCTGGAATGGTGGCAAGGTACCGTTCGGCTTCGAGGTAGTGCCAGCGGGGAAACGGCGCAAGCTGGCCGTCCTCGAGCGCGAGGCGGTCATCGTGCGGACCATGTTTGGCTGGTACCTGGATGGATCAGGCTGCAAGGACATCAGCGAGCGCCTCAACGCCGCCGGGTTGCTGCGTCGCGGGTCTCACTGGAGCAAGGGGACGGTGGCGAACGTGCTGACCAATCCGGCGATGATGGGGTGCGTGTCCTGGACTGACCGCGGTGAGCTGATCGTGACCCCGTCGCACGCTGGGATCGTGACGTCAGACGAATTCGAGCGTGTTGCGACCATGATGGGGGCGCGGGCGCCGAGGAACGTAGGAGGGACGCCGAAGAGCGAGGCCGTATTCTCCGGGATCCTGCGCTGCGGGCACTGTCAGCACGCGCTTCACGACTCAGGCGACCCTGACTAGGTCCCCGCCAGCAGAGGCTGTCGCTGGCGATCTGCTCATCGCCGCTATTGTCGGGCGCGGAGACGCTGACGATCCCGGATGGGTGGGAGCTGATCAACTGGACGCCCCCGGAGGTTGTTTCGACCGCCGCAAGTGGATACCCGTACTCGCTCGTAATGTGGCGCATTCACCCAGGCGGCACGGTCGACACCGGGGTCGCCCGCAGCGTTTATACCGCTGGTGGTTACTACACGATGACCGCCTACCGGAGCACGGCTGGGTTCGCACTCAAGGATAGCGGGGCGCAGCTAAACGTCGACACCACTGACAACAGACTCGTCGGCGGTGTAGATGCGGATGCGGAGGACATTGTTTTCACGTTTGCCGCTCGCGGGTTCAACTCTACTGTCGGAGAGGTTTCTGCGGGCGACCCGAGCACTGCGTCCGGCGCGACCGATACGACAACTGCCCCCGGCGGTTACTGGACTCGCCGCGCCGCATTAGGATTTTCCGCCGGGAAGGGGTCGTTTTCGTTCGGCATCGCGGAGGGAGTCAAGACCACGAACGGCAGTACGGGCGACATTGTGTACACTGCTCTTTTTGGGCGGCATATTCTCACCGCCGCAGCGTTCGGTCCCGCGTCGGCCCCGACGCGGCAACGCTCGCGGCTGATCATCACGCCGTGGTGACGCGATGAGCTTCTTCGACAGCAGCTTCTTCGATCCGGCGTTCTTTGATACGGCCGGCACCGAGCAAGCCATCGCCGCCGCCGGCACCGCCACCGCATCCGCCACCGCCCAGCTCGCCGCCTCCATCGCCCTGGCCGGCGTCGGCGTCGCCCTGGCCAGCGGCAGCGGCACGCTCTCCGGCGCCCAGTCCGCGCCCATCGCGGCAGACGGCGCAGCCACCGCAACCGGCAGTGCCGCCCCGCGCATCGACATCGCCCTTTCCGCTCTGGGCCTTGCCGTAGCCACCGGCACCGCCACGCCCGATGCAGCCACCGCCGGCAGCCTCGCCGCATCTGGCGCCGCCACAGCAACCGGCAGCGCCGGCCAGGTCGCCAGCGTCACCATCGCAGCCGCAGGCCTCGCACAGGCCGCTGCCACAGCCGGTCTGTCTGCAGACATCCTGCGCGCCGGCGCCGGTGCAGCTCAGGCCGCAGGCAACGCCGCACTCGCCGCCCAGCTCGCCGCGCTCGCCCAGGGCGCAGCGCAGGCCAGCGGCACGGCCGCGATCACTGGCAGCGAGGCGGGGCAGCTGGCCGCATACGGTAGCGCTCAGGCGCTGGGTAGCGCCGCGCTGACGTTGCAGGTGCGCCTCGAGGTCGCTGGTCGAGCCCAAGCACAGGGCGCCGCGACTCTGGATACAGGCAGCGCCGGCGAGCTGGCCGGCAGCGGCAGCGCGCAGGCGCAAGGGGCTGCACAGGTGGCGGCAACGGTTGTGCTCACCGGCGCGGGCTTTGCTCAAGCGATGGGCGCTGGGTACCTGGTGGTGCAGGTGGATGTGGGCGCGATTGGTGCCGCACAGGCGACCGGCAGTGCTGCGCCGGTTGATGCAGAGGCGCTGGTGTTGATCGAGTCGGCGCGCCAGCGGGTGCAGTCAGCGCGTGTCGGCGGATTTGCGGCCCGGTCTGGCCGCGCAGGCGGGTTTGAGGTGAAGCGATGGCAGTAGCGCGGTTTTTTCCGAAGCGGGCGGGTGAAGCCGTTACGCTGACCTTCGACTTTGGTCCCGAGCTGCCGGATGGAGTCACGGTTGCAAGTGCCGGGCTTTCATCGGTGGACGTGCTGACGGGCTCGGACGAGGCCGCCTCGGCGATGCTGACCGGCGCTGCTGTGGCGGTGGGGGCCAAGGTGCTGCAGCGGGTGTCCGGCGGCGTTGTGGGCACGGATTACCTGGTGGTGGCGCGTGCGGTGCTGAGCGACGGGCAGGTGCGTGAGTTCGCGGCGGTGTTGCCGGTGCGGCGGGTGTTCTAGGACCTCCGCGAGGCGTTGTCACTACTCGCGAACGGTGGTGAACACCCAAGTTGAACTTTCAGCCGGGTAAGCGCTGACAAGTTTCCCGTCTCTGAACATCGCGAAGTATGGTTTGAACCCCGTATATCCACCGAAGGAGTTCTTGGCGTTGATATAGAAATCAACCCGATAGCCATGCCAAAGAAAAACGCCGCCGTCTCGCGGGCTTTGATTCGCATAGGCGCGATATGGCGGTTCAATCTTATAGCGCGCGCTCTCTGGGTCCTTCAGCGACATTTCCATGTAAGCCCGGATCTCCGCCTCTGGATTTTCTGGAGGTTGACCGAACTCCATGTTCTGAGGGGGAGCTTGTAGGGTTGGAGTCGCGCATGCGGCGACAGCGAGAGCTGCGGTGGCGATGAAGGTTGATTTCATTGAGTGTCTCCCAAGCGTAGAGCAGCATCTTATGGCTAGTTGGGAATCGTTGTGAAAACCCACGGAGAATTGCCGGCTTCATACACACGGCTGACTCTGCCGTCGCTGTAGAGGCCGATGTAGTGCTTGAATCCCGTGTAGCCGCCGTAACCGTTCTTCGCATTTACCGAGAAGTCGATCCTGTGTCCTGCCCAAGCGAATTTGCCGCCATGACTTAAAGGCTCGTGGGCATACGCTTTGATAACCGACTCGATCTTGTACTTCGCACTATCGGGATCTCTCAGAACGTCTTCCATATGCTCACGCACAGCCGCTTCGGGATTCTGAGGTGGTGATCCGATCGTGACGTCAGAGGGAACAGGCTGGTAGCTGTCTGGGAAGGTTGCACATGCCGAAACAGAAAGCGCTGCGATAACGATGAGAGATTTCATCCGCTGGTCCTTACAAAACATAAGCTAATTATGACATTAGAGCGCTTCTAGGTTCGCTTTTCATCTTGACGCGCCCCGAACTTCGCCCCTATGCTTCGGCCATCGCTGTCAGACAAGCAGCGTGCGGGCTTGGTCGCCCGGTCACAAAGGCGCATTGAAGCCGCGCCGTTATACTGTCGCGGCTTTTTTCATGCGCGCTCGGTGTCGCCCTTATGGGCGGGCCGGGCGGGAGGGCGCAAGCCCTGCCGGTTTCCTTTGTGCCGGTCGACCAACCCGCTCGGTTCCGCCCGCCCCTTTGGTCGGGGGCTGCGGAGTTTAAAACCGCACAAAGGAGCACATCATGGCCTCTCACACTCCGGCCCCTGACCGACTGCTGCCGGTCGCCTTCCACGAAGACACAGTTGTCCTTGCAGACCACGGCGGCGAGCCGCATGTGGTCATGCGCCCGATCGTTGAGAACGTGGGCCTCGACTGGGGCACCCAGTATCGAAAGCTGGCCGAGAAGTTCGGCTCGTCCGTTGTTGTAATGACAACGGTCGCCGAGGATGGCCGGCTGCGCGAGATGACGGCGATTCCCCTGCGCAAGCTGGCCGCCTGGCTCTACTCGATCAACCCGAACAAGGTTGCGCCTCACCTTCGCGACAAGATCGTCCGTTACCAGAACGAATGCGACGACGTGCTGTGGCAGTACTGGACCACGGGCTATGTGGTTCGTGAAGGGGTGAAGCCGCCC